TGGCATGAGAAGTTTCGAGAAGAGTCGCGGTGTAGCTCGGTAAGTTTTCTTTTCACCATTTCCCCAACTTCGTCACCGTGGTGTTTTGCGATCTTTTCTATCAGCGGTAACCGAGCCGCACGAGGCTTCGACAAAAGCCAGTTAGCCCAATCCGCAACGACATACGGCATAGCCTTCTCATAAGCCTGCGTAATTTCCGATCTATCACTGGACTTCACCGACTTGATGATCTCCAGCCAGTGCCCACGCTCTAAAAGCTCGGTGCTTTTCAATGGTGTCTGGGCATTCTGTGGATGGTGGTCTCCAGCCGTGTTCGCGCCAAATTTCCTCAACAGGTCTGAAGGTTCGTGGGGATCGTTGGCTTTCAATCAATTCCTTCCAGTTCATAGCTTCTCCATCAAATTATCTACTTCAGTTAGAAAATTAACAACGTCCGTTTCTAGATTCTTAATATCCTCTTCAGACGGCTCAAAACGCACTACAAAGAGCTGTAGTCTTTCGGGTAGTCTAGGATCAAAGGAAACGAAATCGACCCACCTACGACCTGTACAAGCCATCTGTGCGAGCATCTGATTCTTGTAAGTTGTCGGCACTTCTCCCGCGGTTAAGTAGCTTATGTGCGTCGAGGTCTTAGGACACTTTATTTCGATGAGCCCATCCTCGACCAAACCATCAGGGCTTGCAGCGAAGTGAGAGATTGTTGGGTGATCGACGATAGCAATCTGTTCTACCCATCGACCTGTCTTTATTTGATACGCAGCCCTCGCTAAAGGTTCGTTCAGTGTTCCCCACTCCATAAAACTGTTCGTAAATGTCTCGGCTACCGTTCCTGTCAGTCTTTCCGCGATGATGTCGGAAATGTAATTCGCTCTGGTAGCTGTTCCTTTTTTAGCCCTTGCATCAGATACACGGGAAGCTGTCACCTTCCCTAATCGCGCAAGCCTCCACTCCTCTGTTCCCTGCTCCATCAGAATGCAGGCTCTTCAGACTTAGTTTTATGGCCGAGCATCTGGAGAGTCTCAGCAACGATTTCGGTGGTGTATCTGTCGACACCTTGTTTATCCGTCCACTTCCGGGTCTGGAGTCGGCCTTCTATGTAAATGGGTTTACCCTTTTGGATGTACTTCTCGATGATCTCAGCGAGCTTCCCATAGGCAACAACACGATGCCACTCTGTATCTTCTTGCTGCTCGCCTTGTTTGTTCTTCCATCGGTTCGTGGTGGCAAGACTTAAAGTCGCTACGGCTGAACCAGATTCTGTGTAACGGCACTCAGGGTCTTTGCCTACGTTACCGATCAAGATCACTTTATTTACTGATGACATTCACTATTCCTTTTTCAAATAACCATCCAATCGTCGTTCTGTGGGCTTCTTCCCACGCAAGTCTCTTCTCTTCTTTCCCTGCGCCTCCTTGATCTATTTGCATGTGGCATCTGTAACAGAGCGCAGCGACCCTAAAGTCATGTGCCTTGATGCCCGTTCCTTTACCGTCTTTCTGTTGATTAGAGTGAGCCGCGACCACCGTTCCATCCTCGACACCACAAAGCCCACAGGGGAGTTCTCTGCAAGCCTCTAGAAGTTTCTTAGATCTCCAGTTCATTGTGTGTTCCTGATGTCTGCTCGCATGTTTGCCTGCTCAGACCTCCAGATCTCGATCCTTGCCTGCGCTGCAATCAGATCCCACCGTAACTTCTCTTCGATCTGCACAGCAGCCTCTAATGCTTTTAAGAGCTTGAGATACTCCGGGTGAGCGTAAGCATCTCTTTCCTGAGCACCTAAAGCGTTCTCAAGACTAGCCTTCATGAGAATGGCTTTCTTAGACTTCCTGAACTCCTCAAGATAAACGCGCTGAGCTTTGGCATCGGCGAACTGCCGAGCGTGCTTAAGGATGTAGTCGACGGCCTTATGAGGGTCTTTCATACGGCTATAAATTGATGAATAGGAATATGAACACAAGGAACAACATCATCGGGATCTCCTCTGTCTGTACGGCCACCGGGCTTGATTGTGTAGCCGGGTCGAAACGTCCAATACTTCATTGTGTCTGACCACTGGACAACTAAGAGCGCAAGTCGCTGGGAGGCGTTTTGTATGTTGATGCCAGCCTCAAACTTTGCGAAATCCAACATATAGGTGTTGTAGTCGGTGGACTTACAAGTTCTCGTTTTGACTTCGATCCATCTAACGAGCTGACCGTTTTGATAAGCAGCGAAGTCCATCGAATAGAACTTAGGAAGTCGGTAAATGTCGTAGTGAAAGTGATCAGCAAATGCTTGCGCGACGGCTAGCTCTCGCTTTCTATCAAGTTCTGTTTCGTAAACAGGTCTCACAGTCCTAGCTCCTTCTTACGTTTGTCTTTAGCTGCTTCTATTTGTTTTACAAGATCAGGCGATTTCTTGTGCTTAACAAAAACCTCCTCATAAACTTTCCTAAGATTGTCTTTGTTAGCGCTACCAATCTTCTCAAGATCTTTGTCGAAGTTTGATTCAGACACTACTTCGTGAGTCTGATTTTCACTGTCGTTATCACCCTCTGTGGGGATGCAAAAGGCCTGCATAAGAGCGTACTTATAAGCTGCTGACATTGCTTTATTAGTTGCCTTATCACCGGAGTCCATAGCCTCGCCAATCGTCGATATAACGTGGCTAGAGCCATCTTCGCCAGAGACTAAAGCGAACTCCATCGAGACGGTGACGTAGAACAAAGCAGTGCCAGACTTATTGACACGCTCGATAACTTGACGGTCTGTAACGCGAGGGAGGATGCACAGTTTATGCTCCGCAAGGATGGGAGCCATTGCGTTATAGACATCGTCAATACCGCGAAACTGGTATCGCTGCGCTTCGTTAGTCCTCTGTTTTGCAATCCCTGCTTTGGAGATTGCACTCATGACTTTGCTTATTGCTTCGTAAACTTTCTGCATATCGTTTTATCCTGTAAAAGCGTTCTATCTTATGAAAAGGAACATCATCGTCCCAAACAAAATCCCAAACACTATCGCTGTCAGCCAGTCTTTCAGCAAGCTCATCTTCTTCTCTTTCTCTATCGTGTTCATATAGCATCTTGTCCAAATAGTAGTCATAGTTCATAGCGAAAAGGGGCCGAAGCCCCGGTGGTTAGTATTCGATGGTGAAGCCTTCAGCCTCAAGTTTGGCAACAAAATCGGGAGCCGCGGACTTGCGAATATCGCAAGATAAACCACCGCAAATGCGGTCTTTAGCGTTTTGGGTGTTTGCCACCAGCGTGATGGTGGTTGTGGAGAAGTCGGAGGGAAGAACTTTAAAATCGCTCATGTTGAGCTCCTTAAGTTGGCGTTAAAAGTATCTGCGTGAAACGAACTATATGCTAAAACTTTGCGCGTGTGCAGACAATCTTCTAGTAGCAGACGAAAGGCGGGTTCTACACGATGAGCGGCAAATCACCAACATCACGAAGCCTAGAGAAACTTAGGCAAGAAGGCTATCTCTGTCAGATCGTCGAAAAGTGGAACCCACACGCTCGCATCAGGCAAGACCTATTTGGGATCGGCGACATCTTAGCTGTCAGAGACACAGAAACGCTCTTAGTGCAGACAACAAGCCGAGGTAATGTTGCAGCAAGGATCAGGAAGATTGAGGAATCGGAGCATCTGCCAGCGATCCTTAAGGCAGGATGGAAGATCGAGGTTCACGGTTGGGGCAAGTTAAAAGCCGGGTGGACTTGCAAGGTGTTTGAATTCTGATTTAGACTCAAGGCTGTTTTATCGCATTGGCTAGGGTAGCTCCCGAAAAGCGGTTTCGTCACCCGCCTGCCAAATGCACCCACAGTGACGATAGACCTAGACGAGGCTCTTATGCACTACTACCCGCATCACATCGGGGATTTTTTGCGTGACACCGTTTCGCTTACCCCACAAGAATCCTACTTCTACCTGCGCTTGATTTGGCTCTATTACGAGTCAGAAAAGCCATTGCCTAATGACACTGAAACCTTAGCTTTTAAGATAGGAGCAAGGGGTCAAGAGGATTGCCTTAGCTTACTGCTTCGGACGTTCTTCAGATACGATTCAGATCTGAATTCATATACGCATCAGAGGATTGATGCTGAAATTCGCAAGTATCAACGTAAGGCAGCGTCTGCTAGAGGTGCGAATCAGATCCGTTGGACATTAGAAAAGGATAAGAAATCAGATCTGAATTCAGATACGGATCAGATCCCAACCAATAACCATAAACCAATAACCAATAACCATAAGAAAAGCAAATATAGTGTTGAGAAGCCAGAGAATGTAGATCAACGCATATGGGATGATTTCATCTTAATTAGGAAGAATAAAAAAGCACCGCTTACTGAAGCGGCGTGGAATGGCATTGTGAGGGAGGCTAATAAAGCTGGCTTTACATTAAATGCTGCACTGCAAGAGATATGCGAAAGAAACTGGACTGCCTTTAAAGCAGACTGGGTGAATAAAGCAAAGCCCGTCGTTCAGCTCAATGGTTTTGAGGGAAGGGGCATTTGATGAAAGGCCACGACTTTGTAAACAGCCTACAGCTTGCAGGCAAACCACCCAAAGCTGTTTTTATCGACTTTGTTGGAAAGCCAGACGATGACCCGGATTACCCCGTTGTTGTCGTTGAGCCTAAAGACCGAGACTTTAGGTGGGTCAGAGGACTACGGGTGCATCTTACTGGAGGAGATCCCGATCAAGTCCACTCCATCTTGCAAGCTCTGAAAATATATGCGCCCGCGCGCGTCATCGCCAATTACGGCCCCGGCTTGTACTGGGACTCGGAGGTGGACGCATGAACGTCTTAGAGAACTTAGACTATCAGGCGTGGTACGAGCAGATGGAAGCATCTGTGAAAGTCAGGCCCGCTGCCGACTGTATGGACGATCTCATTGAGGAGATGAGGAACCCATCGGAAGAGCCGAACATTGTCATGCCATTTGAGAAGCTGGCGGACAAGTTCACCTATCGGTTAGGTGAGGTCACGGTTCTTGCAGGGCAGAACGGATCAGGAAAGTCCTTGCTTGCAGGCCAGATCGCTCTGCATCTAATACACCAGCATCAAAAAGTAGTCATCGCTTCGTTCGAGATGAAGCCGGTGAGGACACTTAAAAGGATGGTGAGGCAGTGGTCGCGGATGTCATTCCCCACAATGCAAGCCCACGAGAAGTTCAAGGAATGGGTCAAAGACCGACTCTGGTTCTACGATGTACAAGGAACTGTAAGCCCGCCTCAAGTTTTAGGAGTGGGTGTTTACTGCAAGACGATGCTCGGTTGCCAGCACTACTTCATTGATTCCTTAATGAAGTGCGTTCGTGGCGAGGATGATTACAACGCACAAAAGAACTTTACAGACGAGCTTTGTGGCCTTGCGAGAGATCAGAATATTCACATTCATCTTGTCCACCATATCAGGAAACAAAGCGATGACAACAGAACACCCTCTAAAAACGATTTAAAGGGGTCTGGGAGCGTCGCAGATCAAGTGGACAACGTAATCCTCATGCACAGAAACAAATCGAAGGAGCGCGATTTTGAGGCCAATGGTGTAGTGGACCATTCCATCCCTGATGCCTTTCTATCTTTCGAGAAACAGAGGAACGGTGAATGGGAAGGTGTTGCGAAATTATGGTTCGACAGACAGAGCCAACAATACGTTCAAGAAGTTGGGGGATTGCCTACCGATTATCAGCTCAAATCCGCCGACCATCGGTAAACACTTTGCGGGAAAAAGCAGGGTTACGACAATGTAATTTTACGGAGGCGATATGAATGAACCAACGAAAGAGCTAGCAAAACACCCCAATTGGCCGTTTCAGCAGACGTTAGTAAAAGGCAAGTGGGTGAAGAAGAAAAAAGTCACAAAGCGCGACATTTTGAAAACCATAGAGGAGTCACCATTTTGAACCACACAGAATTAGTTACAGCACTTGCAAAACCCGGATGCGACATCCTTGACGATCTCAGCCCGGATCAAGCCTTTGTTTTGCACATGTCCATCGGAGTCTCTGGGGAGTCTGGGGAACTGTTAGACGCAATCAAGAAGTGGGCGATCTACCAAAAACCCTTAGACATTGACAACGTCATCGAGGAATTGGGCGACATCGAGTTTTATCTTGAGGGCATCCGACAAAAGCTCGGCCTTAACCGAAACATGATCCTTGAGCACAATATTGAGAAATTGAGAAGGCGCTACGGAACAAAGTACACAAATGAGGCAGCGCAAAGGAGAGCGGATAAATGAGTCTCACAAGACTTCAGAAACAGGCAAAGATTGATCGTGGGTTAGCCTGTCTCAAATACATGCAAAAAAGAATTAGCCCGGTGACAGTAAAAGAGCTGGCCGAGAAAATGAAGATAAGCCCGAAGTTGATTCAAAACGCGCTAATGCCTTTGCTAGCTGAGGGCAAGATCACAAGAAGGCTGCTTTCACATCAGTCATCGGTTGCTAAGAAGATCGGCAGGGCTTACGGTTACAACGCAGTCGAAATCAAGTTGCAAAACAGAAATAAACCTTTCCTATGGAACAACCCTTTTGGAATTCAACATGAAAAAACAGGAACCGAAACAAGAGCGTGATTGGGTCAAAGTGTATCTCTACGAGAAGATCACGATCGTCCCTCACTACGTCAAAAAGAACGTGTTTGTGCTTCCCGGTGGCCGTGAGATCAACGAAGAAACATTAGTGGACGCTGGCGCATTTCAAGCAGCGACATATTTATGGCCGAGGTAAAAGCGTACATAACCGGATTTCGAGATGGGCATTGCGTCATACAACCGACTGATCCCGCTGTCGCGCTTCCAGTTGGCGCAGCTCTTTGCATCTCAAAAGAATGGGTCGGGCTTACCGGCGATGACATTCACGACGCGTTTTGCCACGCTGAATACGATGCCAATCAGGATTGGAACGATGACCCGGAAGGCTGGTGCAGGGCGTTTGCAAGTTACGTCGAAGCTAAATTAAAGGAAAAAAATGGATAAAGAAGACATCGTCCGCATGGCGAGGGAGGCTGGATTAGCTTACGGGCCTGACGAAAAGCCATTGGGTTCCGTGACACGATTCGCCGCCCTTGTTGCCGCTGAGAAAGAGAAGCAGATCATCGACATCCTTGAGCGACTGCAAGAGCGGAATGATTCCCATAATTATTATGCGTACGCAATCAACGTCATTAAAGGTGAAATATGAACCACATCGGACTGGACGAACTCGCTATACAAGAAGGTATACGCAAGCCGTGGGAAACACTCCTGATGATGACGAAAACCCCGTACGGTCTTTATGCCTTCACTCATAAGGATTTAGAGCACTTCGCTGCACTTGTCGCAGCAGCAGAGCGTGAGGCGTGTGCGAAGTTGTGTGATGAGAAGGTGGACGCTGAATACAAGACAGGTAAGGTCGACCATAACGAAATGGCATGGACGCAAGCATGTTTAATAGCCATTAGAGCAAGGGGTGAGCAATGAAACCCTCGGATATGATTGCAACGCTTGAAATGATCGGCTGGACCCGACAAGGCATTTCTAAATATCTCGGTGTTGGCAAACCGGCAGTTAGCCGTATAGCCACTGATCAATGCGCTAATCCGCGCTACAAAACAATGGACGCGCTGCGTGAACTGATCGCGTTACCAACGCCAATTAACAGAGCAAGGGGTAAGCAATGAAAACCCCTAAACGCATCTGGGCGCGTGAGATCGCTCGCAAAGAAGTCGACTACTGGGACAGCACGAATAAGCTGCAACGCGAGCGAGGCGAGTCTGAATACACCCTTGAGTGGATGTTTACGTCACTTTGGCTAAAGGGCTTTGAAGCTGGCCGAAGAGATGCAGCTCAAAGGAAGAAAGCGGGGGGCGATGTATGAGCAAATTGAGACAAGCTGCGGAGCAAGAGCCTGTTGAATGTATGTGCGGCATTTGCAAGCTCGGCAAACGTGAATGGGTTGGGCTGACGGATGATGATTATGAGGAATTATTAAGGACTAGGGATTGGGGTGTTTATTTGATTGAAGCAGTCGAAGCCAAACTGAAGGAAAAGAATAATGAACGGCGCTGAAATCCAAAGAATGGCGCATAACCTCGGACTTGTTCACCACACCGATCAAGTCAAATGGCTAGTCAAACAGATTCTCCGCAAGCACAAACCGCTGACCAAAACTGAGAAGATCTACCTTGCTCATCTTACCCAGCCTTACTCGCTCATAGAGTTATCAAAACACTTCGGCTGCACCACTGAAGGCGCAAGGAAGCATTTGAAAGCGTTAATGGCAAAAGGTCTTGTGGACAGGGAAACTCGGTACAAATGGACGGAAGGCAGACACGGAGCGTGGGCGTGGTACTACTTCAAAAAATGAAAGACTACACCGCAGGGCATACCGTGTGGATGACACCCAAAGACAAAACACCACCATTGGGTTCTAAGATGCTTTTACTGAATCCCGGTGGAGTCTGTGTAATCGGTCATTGGTCAGATTGGGCAGTAGCGTGGGCTCCGCTGCCCAAAGTACCTGATCACATAAAGGAATTACTGTGAGCGATCCAGTCAATCACCCAAAACACTACACCGAGCATCCTTCGGGTGTGGAGTGCATCCAAATCACCGAGCATATGAGTTTCAACCTCGGGAATGCAGTTAAGTACATTTGGAGAGCGGATTTAAAAGGAAAACAAGTCGAGGATCTAAAGAAAGCAGTGTGGTACATCAACCGAGAAATCGAAAGGATTAACAATGGATCTCAAAAAAGCAGCAAGGCAAGCGTATGTGAACAGTCTGACTCAGGATCTCACGGACTGGGACAGAATTGAGCTACAACTGGAAGAAATAGAAGAGATGTCAGCCGAACTAGAAGAGAAAAGTAAAGAGCTACTTAAGTCAATCGAAGCATTCAAAAAAGATCTTGATTCCAAACAGTGACAGACTTACAATGAATTTGGACTCCTCCCCTGTTGGTTAGCCCTCGCAATGAGGGCATTTTTTTAGGCCTCGACATGAAAAAGCACTTTCTGGAAGCCTTGCGAGCTGAACGTCCGGCTAAAAGTCCGGGTGAATTCATTATGTGCTTACTCCACGGTGTCACTAACGCACACATCCTGCACCTACAGTCGAAGTCGTATGCCGAGCACAAAGCTCTAGGCAGTTACTACGATGACCTCGGTGACTTAGTAGATTCAGTCGTTGAGCAGTATCAAGGGCTGGAGTCTAGGATTCTTAATTACCCTGTCGAGTACAGGCCACCAGCAGACACAGCAATAGGTGAACTAGAGTACATGCTGGAATACGTTAGGGTCTACCGAAGCTCGATGGGTGATGACTCAGCCATCCAGAACAGTGTGGACGAGATCGTTGCGCTCATGCAGTCAACGCTTTATAAACTGAGATTCCTCAAGTAATGCCGAGAACCCCGAAGCAAACAACATGTCGAGAACTCGGCTGCAAGAATCCAAAGGTAAACGGCTCGACCTTTTGCACTGAACACGGCGGCTCACTCACGGAAACCAGACGATCATTTAACAAGCTGTACAACACAAAACAATGGAAGCAATTTAGACAGATTCAGCTATCAAAACACCCGATCTGCGCTCGATGTCAAAGCCTAGGAAAGATCGCACCAGCCCATCATGTAGACCACATCATCCCGCACAAGCAAGACAGGGACAAATGGATGGGCAATAGGTTCCAAAGCCTCTGTCATGAGTGCCACTCCATCAAAACAGGGCTTGAAAAGAAAGGCGAGGCTCACGATTATGTGCGCGGCGAAGTGATAATGTTAGGGACGCAATGAAATTTCAAGGCCAACAACATCAAAAGTCAGGATCATCAATTGTTTATTGGCTACATTTGCCTGAGCACGACGATATTTTTACCGAAGGATATGTGGGCATTACAAAAGAACGTGCTGTACGCAGGTGGCAGTCTTACAAAAACCAAACAAAAAAATTACATAAGCAATACGCCGTAAGAAGAGCGATAGCTAAACATCATGACGAAATAATTTGTGAAGTTGTTGTAGTTGCCGAAAGCCGAGACTATTGCGAATCAATAGAGGCAAAACTTAGACCGTCGAACAACATTGGTTGGAATATTGCTAAAGGTGGAATACCTGTAGATACAAAGTTAGGCGGCTTTGCAACTCAAAGAAAGTATTTGATTGATTTGATACAAGACAAAGAAAAATCTTGCGAACGTTGGTGGAATCAGCAGATGGCTTTGCTTAACAAACAAGCCAAAGCCAAAGCGTCTGAAGCAAAGAAAATAGCCAGACAACTACAAATCAAAGCAAATAGATTAAACAAAGAACCCAACACAAATAGTTCAACTAAGTCTTTGGGGGTGTCTCTTTTTAAAGGGAACAGATATAGAGCGGAAATTGGAATTAGCCCTAAAGTAATTCATCTGGGCTATTACAAAACAATAGATGAGGCCTCAACAGCTTACAGTCGAGCCGTATT